GAGACGATCTGCTCAGTGGCATTGAGGAAGCCTTAAACCCGGACAGACTTGCGACTGCTTGGTCACATGTCGATAACAATATGCTTACCCGTGCAAAGCAGGGTGCGAAGATATTGTGGATAGGTACAAGATGGAGTATTGCAGACCCTATCGGAAAGAGACTGGACTTGCTTCAGACAGACCCTAAGTTTGCAACAAGAAGGTACGAAGTTATCAACATCCCTGCGCTAAACGAAAGAGACGAAAGCAACTTTACATATAAATACAATGTCGGATTCGATACTACTTACTTTCAGCAGAGACGTGCTTCTTTCGAAGCAGGAAACGATATTGCTTCATGGTCTGCTCAGTACCAGGGAGAACCGATAGAAAGAGAAGGAACACTGTTTGAACCAGACGGTTTAATGTATTACAACGGAGACCTGCCAGAAAAGAATCCAGACAGGATATTTACTGCGGTAGACCCTGCGTTCGGTGGCGGTGACTATACTGCTGCACCTATTGTGTATCAGTACGGGAAAGAATTTTATGTTGTCGATGTAGCATACGATAACGGAGAGAAGAACATTACTCAGCCATTGCTGGCAAGCAAAGCAAAAAAATGGGGATTACAGGCAATGCAGGTCGAAGCAACGAAAGCAACAAGACCGTATGTTGAGGGAATACAGGCAGAACTCGATAAGATAAACTACCATGTTACTATCTTGACGAGATCCGCACCGACACATGTTGCCAAGGAGCAGAGGATATTCGACAGAGCATCGGATATACGATCATACTTTTACTTCTTAGACACTGCGCATAGGACGAAGGAATACAATCTGTTCATGCAGAATATGTTTTCCTTCAAACTTACCGGGAAGAACAAGCACGATGACGCACCCGATAGTATGGCAATGACTGCGGAAATGGCATTCCGAAACTTCGATGCGAAAGTAGAAATCATGCAGAGACCATTTTAGTCCTCAAAACACCTTGCTTTTCGCACGGCAATTATGCAGAATTGTATCGTACCTAGATTGTTGTGGTTTTTCATGACATCCTCATCCTTTCTTCAGTCACAGGGTTTTGCAGGCTTCCCTGTGGCTCTTTTTTTGCGGAAAAGATGACACTAAAGTGTCATTTAATGCCGTTAATAAAGGGATTTTCCCTTGAAAAAGTGTCATTTTGTCTGTATTTTGAAACCAAAGAGGTCTACAAGGATAGATAGGAAGGAGCATCCATGTCGGAAACTAATACTTCGGGAAGCGTTTATACAAGCGGAAACATGCCTGGATATCCTTCCAAGAAAACGTTGCAGGGAAGACGGGAGATCTTCACTATAGAAGACGAAATCACAAGGGAAAATGTCGTAGAAGTGCTTACTAAAGCACAGCATGTACACGACATTAACAGTTCCGAGATCGAATATCTGTACAGTTACTACAAGGGTGTGCAGCCGATTCTGTCGAGAGTGAAGGAAGTCAGACCCGATATCAACAACAAGATTGTCGTTAATACAGCGAACGAGATTGTTTCGTTCAAGACGGGGTATCTGTTCGGAGATCCAGTAGCCTATGCAGGACGTGCAGAGGACGATTGTGCGGACGCAATTCAAGAGCTGAACAAATATATGTCTTCCCTCGATAAGGACGCTCAGGACTCTGAATTAGCCTTGTGGATGCATATCTGCGGTATCGGATACAGGATGTGTATGCCGAATACGGATATTACGGAAGAAGACGAGTCTCCGTTCAAACTGTATACGCTCGACCCGAGAACAACATTCATCGTCAAGAACGCAGGGCTGGAGAAAACACCTGTAATGGCGGTTATGTATGTCAATGTCCCGGATGAGATAGGTAATGTTGTCAGACAGTATTCTGTTTATACGAAGAACAGGTACTTCCTTATCCGAAACGACATGGTTGTCGATGAGAGAGTCAACATTCTCGGTATCCCTGTTATCGAATATCCGCTGAATCTGCCGAGGATGGGTGCGTTTGAGACTGTTATTCCGCTTCTGGATGCACAGAACGAACTGGAATCTAACCGTATGGACTCAGTAGCACAGTTTGTACAGGCATTGATCCTTTTCCACAACGTAGATATCGATGCGGACGGTGTTGCCAAGTTACAGGCACTCGGTGCTATCAAGTACAAAGATGTTGACCCTACAATGCAGGGCGAGGTCAAGTACATTACAGCGGAGTTAAACCAGGAAGGCTCTCACACCTTGAAGGAAGATTTGTACGAAAGCGTACTGATTATCTGCGGTATGCCGAATCGAAACACAGGAAACGGTGACAACGGAATCGCTGTTGTGTACAGAGACGGATGGTCTGCAGCAGAGACAAGGGCGAAGGATACCGAAAAGTGGTTCACCCGTTCCGAAAAGAACATGCTTCGGATCGCACTTAAGATTTGCCGTGAGAAGGGCAGACTCGATATTCATCTGTCAAATGTCGAAATCAAGTTCACACGAAGGAACTACGAAAACGGTGCTACCAAGGCAACTGTCCTTACGACAATGCTCAGTAACGAAAAGATTGCACCGAGACTTGCATTTGTACACAGCGGAATGTTCTCAGACCCCGAAGCTGCATGGGCAGAATCGGAGAAGTATTACGAAGAACACAAAGAGGAAGCGATGGAGTATGCCGAAGGATCTAACACTAACGAAGGAACAGATACAGACAATCGAAGCACTGCTGAAGAGAGGTAAGGTTGTCGAAGTAAAAGTAGAGCATGGAAAGCCGTGCATTATCGAGATAGACAGGAAAAAGGTCGATCTCGCAAAGGTATAAAGTCCAAAGGGACTGAATAGGGTTAAGCAATAACTCTATCAGTCCCTTTTTTCAGATAAGAAGGAGTTCAAGACATATGGCTGTACTGAAATTCGATGAACTTCACCGCTTGTCGAAGCAGATTTACGAAGAAACGGAAGATTTGCCGAAAGAGGAGAAGAAAAAGAAAGCCTATGATGAGATCCTTGAACTTCTGATTATGGCTTACATATTCGGCTGGGACAGGGTAGACCCGACCGAAGATGCACAAACAGATTCGATGTACGAAGCAATTTTCTACCTCATCGATGGGAAGACCTTCGAAGATCGAATCTACGAACATATCGAAAACGGGGATTGGAAAGAGGAAGTCGCACAGAGACTTATCGAAACCGAATATCACCGTGTCGAAGAAACAGGAGCGTTCGATTCCGCAAAGAATTACGAACGCAAGACAGGCAAGACTGCCTACAAAAAGTGGGTGACGATGCAGGACGAACGTGTCAGAGATACGCATTTCTACCTGGAAGGAACAGAGGTACTTCTGACAGGAAGGTTCTACACATTCGATGGAGACAGTGCAGGGTTTCCAGGTGGGTTTGAAAAACCCGAGAACAATGTTAACTGCCGATGCAAACTTGCCTATTTGTTTAGGTAACAAACGTCAGAGAAGACGGAAAAAAACGCACCACAAGACGGAGATGTCTATAAGCGCAATCAATGTTCAGAGAAGAACTAAAAACGCAAGGAGAAAAGAATTATGAGTTTCATTTCAGACCTGCTTGGAGAAGCGTACAAGGAAGGAATGACAGAGGACGAGATGTCCAAAGCACTCGAAAAGGTTTTCGGTGCAAAAGACAAAGATTACCAGAAGGTAAAGGCAGCTTTCGATAAGGCTTCCGCTGATTTGTCCAAGTACAAGAAAGACCTTGAAGCACGTATGTCAGAAGAAGAGAAAGCGAAAGCAGAACACGAAGAGTCCATCAAAAAAATCATGGAAGAAAACGAATCCATGAAAAAGCAGATCTCTATTGCGGAGAACAAAGCAAAACTGATTGGTCTCGGATATTCCGAAGAACTGGCATCTTCTACTGCCGAAGCAATGTTCAAAGGTGACATGCAGACAGTGCTTGCCAATCAGAAAACACTGCTTGACGAACGGGAGAAGGCAATCCGTGCAGGAATGATCGATGACACTCCCAAACCACCTGCTGGAGACAAAGGTGGGAAATCAATGACACTCGCTCAGTTAAGAAAGATGAGCGTAAAAGAAAGGTACGACTACTCACAGGCACATCCAGATGAGTACGCAAGCCTTTACGCAGAAGGAAAGGAATAAGAAAAAAAATATGGCTAACAATCCGTATTCTAATTTCGTGCTTGCAAACGAAATTGAAGATCAGTTCAAATCTCACATTGACCATGCACGTTTCTGCACTGTAGACACACAGCTTGAAGGCGAACCGGGCATGACAAAGAACATTCGCAGATACTATGCGAAGGTTACTCCGGTTGCAGGGGGAAATAGCACTAAAGGTGCGCAGGCTGTTGAGAAGGTTGCTCTCAAAGCTGGCAACACAAAAATTATTGAAATGGATTACGGTCAGACACCATACACCGTTCTGACTGCTCAGAACCAGGGTGTATGGTATGACGAAGAACAGATGAAAGATCCTTATGTCGGTCTTGTCATCGCTCGTTACGCTGGCACAGACATGTTCAACACAATGAACGCTGATGTCATCGCTGAATTTGGAAATACAACTCAGAGTGTAACGGTTGCAGGTGGCGCATGGTTCGATGCATTTGTTGATGCACAGGCAATGCTCCCTACCACTGATGAATCTGAAGATGTTTCCGAGACATTCGCTCTTGTTAACAAATTGATGGTTGCAAAGATCCGTAAAGCTCTGAAAGACGAGCTGAAGTATGTCGAAGCATTTGCTCGCAGAGGTTATGTCGGCACTGTCGCAGGAACAAACCTGTATGTTGATCCGCTTGCTCCGTTCACCGCAGGTTCTGGTAACACTGCCGACACAGGAACGATTTATCTCGGCACAAGACAGGCTGTCACTCTGTTTACCAAGACAGGTACACAGATCGAAGCCTTCCAGAGGGGTAACCGTTCTGCTGCGGATGCAGATATTCGTAAGAATACTCTCATCACACGTAAATACTACATTGCTGCGCTGACTGACGAACGTTACGCAGTAAAGATCATTCTGTAATTAAACGAAAGGAGACAGGCGAATAATGAGTTGTGGCAACATGTTGGAAAAACTTCAGCGAAAACTCCCGGATGCTGAGCCAAGAGAATTAGAGGATTTTCTTGCCGATGCAAAATCCGCAATTCTGAACCGCTTGTATCCTTTCGCTGATTCCATAGAAGGAAAGCAGTTACCAGATCGTTACAACGACCTTGCAGTACGCATTGCAGTTTATTTTCACGATAAACAGGGAGCGGAAGGGGAAATCGTACACGTAGAGAACGGTACGCACCGTCACTACGAAGGTGCGGATATTCCCCCTTCAATGCTTCGTGAAATAACACCATTTGTGGGGGTTATCTGATGCGTAGGGTAAAGAAAAACTGTTCAACCTTCTGGTATGCAAACTTTACGAAAAACGAAATGATTGTAGACCCCGAAACAGGGTATAAGACGGGTGAAAAGGAACCTGTATATTCAAAACCTGTCAAAGGATTTGAAAACATTTCGCCATCCAGAGGAGAAAGTCAGATTGAGCAGTTCGGTTCATATGAGGACTATTCTAAGGTGATAGTCACATATGACATCAATTATCCAATGGATGAAAACAGCATCCTGTGGGTTGATACAGACCCGATGATTGATTCAACAGGTAATGCAACAGTTCCTCACGATTATATTGTGACTCATGTTGCCAAAAGCCTTAACACAAAATCATTCGCAATCAACAAGGTCAAAGTATCATGACAAAAACTGTCAAAATCAACATCTGGGATGCTTCCAGTGTTCAGAATGCGATATACGAACTTGAAAAGTTTCAGCACAAACTTGAAGATTTTCCCAAAAAACTGGTGTCTATTCTGCTTAAACGAGGGGTAGATATTGCGAGATATCAGTTTGAAAACGCTGTGTATGCTGGTGAGAATGACACCATGATACATACCGACATAAGCGATGACGGAAAATCTGCACGTATATATGCAATGGGACAGGCTGTTCTGTTCATCGAATTTGGCACGGGTGTCTTCAAAGATTCCGCAATGGAAGAAGTAATGAACATTCAGTCTGGCTCAGTGCTT